ATGAAAAAGACACTGCTTTCTCTTTTACTTCTCACCTGTGCCAGCAGTGCGTTAGCCGCGCCGCAGGTCATCACCGTCAGCCGGTTTGAAGTGGGTAAGGACAACTGGGCATTTAATCGTGAAGAAGTCATGCTTACCTGCCGTCCCGGTAACGCGCTGTATGTCATCAATCCCAGTACGCTCGTGCAGTATCCGTTAAATGACGTGGCGGAGCAGCAGGTTGCCAGCGGGAAAAGTAACGGACAGCCTGTCAGCGTGATCCAGGTAGATGACCCGGCAAACCCCGGGCAGAAGAAGAGTCTGGCACCGTTTATTGAGCGCGCTGAAAAGCTCTGCTAGCCGTCAGGTTTCCAGTAAAAAAAAACCGCAGGTGCTTGTAAAAGCTCTGCGGTTTTTCACATTTAGTGATGTTCTGACGCTTTTTTTCAGACCACTTTTGCTGTGGACTGGAAAACCTGACGTCGTCATCTATTCTTAAAGGGCAAGGCGATTGAGCCTGCATTAATGCCAACTTTTAGCGCACGGCTCTCTCCCAAGAGCCATTTCCCTGGACCGAATACAGGAATCGTATTCGGTCTCTTTTTATCTTCTTGAAAATAAACGATAAAATCCGGTTTTCGTCTCAGCAGAAGGTTCACTTCCTGTGCGCCTGCCTCAAACATACCACAACCCGGCAGGCGTAAGTCCAGTCCTTTTTGGCTGTTTTGTTAAATTTTTGTTTGTATTTTGCCTGAGACGACTGCGGGATCAATGCGCGCATGTACGCA